TCGTCCGCTGCATGCCGAAGGCTCTGCCCGGCATCGGCGTGGAAATCGGCAGCGCTGCCGAGAACGAGCTCACCTATGGCGTGAGCCGTTTGCAGATCTATTGCGCCGGCACCGAATACCTGCTCGTGGATCGCTTGAGCCAGAAGCTCCGCATCGACGGCAAGGACTACATGGACGGCATCACCAAGCTGCTGTAATACCAAAAAACAGCCCCGGGGATCTCCCGGGGCTGAAACTTTAAGGAGGCAACGTTATCATGAACGGACAAATCAACCTGAAGAACGCCATCGAAATCAATGGCAATAAGGTCAAGACTCTGACCTATGACACCGACGCGATCACTGCTGCGCAGTTCGCTGAGGCAGATGCGAGAAAAATGAGAGCGAGTGGCGCCAAAGGCGGCAACCTCTCCGGAGCGGTCGAGCTCGACTACTCCTTCCACCTCTTCCTCGGCTTCGCTGCCATCGTAGCAGTGAACCCCGAGATCGACTTCAGCGATCTGGAGCGCATCAAAGGCTACGACGTCATGGAGGTCATGAAGGTGGGCCGAAATTTTATTATGAAACAGGGCGCGGACTCACCCGCAGACGACTCAGTCGAGCAATCCGAGACTACGCCCGAGCCTTCCACACCTCAGTCTCAGAACTCGAAAAAAGACCAGTAACGGCCTTTTTGATGGAGTACGCGGAAGCAGCTGAAGATCTGGCGGAGGAACAGAAACGCCGCCAGAAAAACATGCCGCGACCACGTGCTCCGCATCGTAAACGGAGGTGAGGAAAATGGCAAAAGGCAAAGCGCTTCAGGCAATAGTCGAGATCGCTGGCTCCATTTCTCCAACCCTCGGAAAATCTATCGAGGAAGCGACCGGAAAGCTGGGAGGCCTAAACCTCAAAGCCCTCGCTGTCGGCGCAGCTGTCGGCGGCATCGCAGTGGCTACGACGAAGGCGGTCATCGAGGCGGGCGAGTATCTCGTCGACCTCGGCAGCCAGTTCGACGAAGCGACTGACTCGATCCGCATCGGAACGGGTGCAACCGGCGACGCGCTGGACGCCCTGATGGCGGACTTTGATGCGGTCTACTCCAGCGTCCCGACCACCATGGAGGACGCGAGCAAAGCGATCGCAGACTACAACACGAGGCTCGGGCTCACCGGCCCAGAGCTTCAGAACATCTCCACGCAAGCCATCCAAGTGGCGGACATGCTCGGCGATGACCTCGGCACAGTGATCGAGGAGTCGTCTCAGGCGTTCCAAGCGTGGAACATGGACGCCGCAGCCATGGGCGACGCGATGGACTACGTGTTCAAAGCAAGCCAGAGCACCGGCGTCGGCTTCTCTGATCTCATGAGCAGCGTTCAGACGTTCGCTCCTCAGCTTCAGGAGCTCGGCTACGGCTTCGAGGAGTCCGTGGCCCTCATAGGCCAGATGGACAAGGCCGGCGTCAACGCCGAAGAAGTCCTCGCGGCCATGAAAAAGAGCGTCAGCTCGCTGGCCAAGGAAGGCCTCAGCGCCGCCGAAGGCATGGAGCTCTACACTGAAAAGATCAAGAACGCCAAAGACATGACGGAAGCGACCAACATCGCCGCGGAGATCTTCGGAACCCGTGGAGCTTCCACCATGGCGGCAGCCATCAGAGACGGCACTGTCGACGTGGCCGGTCTGACCGCAGAGCTGGAGAAGAACAGCGAAACGATCAGCGGGTGCGCGACTGACACCTACGACTTCGCTGAGCAGCTCCAGCTGTTCAAACAGCAGGCCGAGGTGGCCCTGAAGCCTCTGGCGGCGACGCTCTTCAACTCGTTGAACGAGCTCATGCCGATCGTGGCCGATATTATGCAGGACTTGATCCCGATAATTCAGGAAATGGTGACACAAATCAAGCCTATCATCGAGCAGCTGATCCCGGCAATTTTGCCACTGCTTCAGGAGCTCGTCCCGGTAGTGCTGGAAATAGCCGGCGCGCTCTTGAACGAGCTGCTCCCGGCCGTGATCGACATCATCTCCTCGATCATACCGGTGCTCATTGAACTGCTTCAGCTGATCGCCCCGATCCTCTCGGAGTTCATCAGCGCCATCCTCCCGGTCATCGTCAGCCTGATCCAGAAGCTCCTGCCGATCGTTTTGAAAATCGTGCAGGCGGTGCTCCCGGTGCTTCAGAAGCTCCTGAACACGATCTTGCCGCTCCTGACGGACATGATCGAGCAGATCCTCCCGGTCGTCCTCGACCTGATCGACTCGCTCTTGCCTCTGGTCTCGGCGATCATAGACTCGGTGCTCCCGGTCATTATTCAGCTTTTGAACATCCTGCTCCCGATTTTGACGGATCTTCTGTCGGCCATCCTGCCGGTCATCATTCAGCTCATAAACTCGCTGCTCCCGGTGGTCACTCAGATCATCGACGCGGTGCTGCCGATTTTGATCGAGGTGCTCAACATCCTGACGCCTATCCTCGACCTGATCATCCAGCTCCTCGGCCCGATCCTCGAGCTGTTCATGATGCTGCTCCAGCCGATACTTGACCTCATAATCATGGCCATCGGCCCGCTGATCGAGATCTTCGGCTCGCTTATCACCGGCATCCTTGAACCTATCCAGCCGATCCTGACGTTCCTCGCCAGCCTCTTCAGTGAGGTGCTCGGCGGAGCGATCCAGAGCATCCAGCCCATCATCGACGCGCTGATGCAGGTGTTCGGCGGGCTGATCGACTTCATCTCCGGCGTGTTCTCAGGCAACTGGGAGCAGGCATGGAACGGCGTCGTCAATATGTTCAAGGGCATATTCAACCTGATCCCGTCTCTGGTCGAGTCCGTTATCAACGGCGCCATCGACCTGATCAACGGCATCCTGAAGGGCATCAACTCCGTGTCTCAGTACGTGGGCCTCGAGATCGGCCTCATTCCTCACGTGTCTCTGCCTCGCTTCGCAGCTGGCGGCTTCACGGAAGGCATCAGTATTGCCGGCGAAGCTGGCACCGAGGCGATCATCTCGTTCGACCCTGCATACCGAGAGCAGAACATCGGGTACTGGCTGCAAGCCGGTGAGATGCTCGGACTCGGCACGACCGAGGAAACTGCAACAAGCGCCGCCGGCAAGCTGTTGACGCTGGACGACTTCTCGCTCAGTGAAATGGCAGGCGGTCAGACTATTATCTACTACGACTTCAGCGGCTTCACGTGGTCGCCGACCTTCGGCGGCGTCAGTGAGGAGGACGAGGATCTCATGGCCGAACTCAAAGACCACGAGGCCGAGTTCTTCGACTGGCTCGAGGAGTGGCTGCGCATCAGAGAGGAGGGACGGTATTGTCGCGCGTAATCTCATATCTGGAATACCGGACGCAAGCCGGTGACACCTTCGACTCGCTGGCATTGACCATGTACAACGAGGAGAAGATGGCCAAGCACATCATCGACTTCAACCCGGACTACGCGGACGTGATCGTGTTCGACGCGAACGTGCCGCTCCGCCTTCCTATCGTGGAGGACGTCGAAACGCCGGCGACGCTTCCGCCGTGGAGGTCTACCTCTTGAAGCTAATCATCAACGGCGTCGACATCTTCGACAAGGTCTCCGTCCGGTACTGCGTGCACGAAATGTTCGCAGCTGACCGGGCGGACATCTTGACTGTCCGCTTCAACGACCCCGCAAGCGTGTGGAATAAGTGGAACCCGGCACCGGGCAGCGTCATCTCCTTCGAGAACGGCGCAGCAAAGACCGGCAAGCTGTTCATCCACTCCACACGCCCGGAGAACGGAGCGTACACAGTCAGAGCCATGTCGATCCCGACATCAGGCAGAAACAAGACCAGCAAATCGTGGGCCGGCGTCCACTTTTTGCAAATAGCGAACGAGATCGCCGGGAAGCACGGCCTCGAGTTCCAGAACTACGGCTGCACCGACCAGCTCTACAAGTACATCGCGCAGGAGAACGAGACAGACTTCGCGTTCTTCTGGCGCCTCTGCATGCTCGAAGGGTACCAGATGATCGTCTTTGACGGCAAGCTGATCGCCTACAATGAGCAGTACATCGAAGGGCAGACACCGGCGGCCACTCTGGAGATCGGGGACGACGGCGTTTTTGCGTATGAGGACAGAAGCGACGAGGCATACGGCTCGGCCACTGTGGCGAGCGGCAACTTCTCCGGCACCTTCAAGGCACCGGGAAGCAAGAGCTCGAAGATCCTGAAGCCGGAGACGGCCATCAAGGTCACAAGCAACGCCGAGGCGACGCGCTTCGCTCGCGGGCTCCTGCGAGCTGCGAACAAAGGCCTCACGAGCGGCACTTTCCGCCGCGAACTGATGCCCGGCTACGCGGCCGCCAGCCTGATCAGACTCAAGACGTCGAAGGCTGAAGCGTGGAACGGCAAGATCTTCGTCACCGCGGTCAGACATGACCACGTTCGCAACAAATCAACCATATTTTTCAGGAAACCACTGGAGGGATATTGATGGCAGGATAT